GTACAAAATGCAAGCCACACAACTTACATTAGGATATATTTATACTGCCTCCTAATATATAATATATAAAAATATAAAGAGATCTTATTTTAATTTATAAGAAAAATTATCACCATTCATTAAGCTGCAGGTGAGAAACAGCCTCCACATGGGGGTTGGAGTACTATTACCATGTGGGAGGAAGAGGATTTTTATCTGACTTTAGAATATCGACGAGTAAAAGAATTAGTATGTACCTCTTCAAAATCACACACTAAACAAAAAGACAAAATCTCATCATCGATAGATTGAATTGACATTTTTAAAAATTCATTCATTGGTAAAATTATAGTAAAAACTCGATTATCATCAAAACAAACCTCATTCTGTAAGTCCCATTTCGTCGCTTGAATAGATGTTTCTTCAAACAACTCACGAAGAGCAGCTTCCCAATACTCTTCTTTTTCTTTAAGATGTCCTTTCGGTATACCCCAAGTACCATATGCTATATAACCATCAGGTTGCATGATATCACGACCTTTTACCAAAAGATGAAATACTCTATCATTCTCATCAAATATTTGGATATCAACACCAGCTCTCTTATCAATTTCTGGTTCTATTTTACCTTCCCATTTAAGCATCTGAGGTTTTCCAGTCAAACCATAAACAACTTCAATTTCATCACGCTCATAAAGTTTTTGTAAAGCATCAATAGTAAGAATATCTGGTTGAAAACCATAAACTTCATAATATTTATTGCATAAAATCTTCATTAATGAAGCATACAAATATTCATGTAAATAAATTTCACGTTGAAAACCTTTCACTTTCTCATCAACCAGTTCTTCCATCCTATACCTATCAGTTACATACGATATAGACGAACATAAAGTTTTAAGAGCAAGTGGTCCTACAATTCTTTGTAACTTACTGTGATAACAAAAACCACGTTTTAAAAATGTACATTTATCTAAAGTAACAAAAGGAGTAGTATGCATCTTCTTATTTTCATCAGTAAAACCAACACCAATAGTTTGCATAACATCACCAAAAGAAAATGCATTAAAAAACTTACTAGCATTATTACTTACATTTATTAGGACATCATCACCATATTTTCCAGAAAAAAAGATCACGCATCTGTTGATCATAAATCTTAGCAAAAGACCACATCTTATAGGGACATAAAATATAATAAGCATAAAACTGATACATCAAATTAATCATTGAATTATAAAAAGCTGTCAAAGCATGACCAGAAGGAACAGAATGTGTTGTAACTATCATTTCATTTAAAATTCGTCGAGTTGTACGAATTAAATGTGTTAACAACCACAAAGTAAACTTTGGATCTGTAGTTCTATCCGAAAGCAATTTATTCAAAATTTCTTGAAAACGAGCCAACATTCCACCATCCCAATTCTCAAAATCACCAGGTATAATATTTGGACCCTTAGATTGCATTTTCCTCGCAAACAAATCCCACTCTTTTCCTAAAGCATTTATACCAATCATGATACCATTCAACATTCTCTGTTCACAAACATTATAAATCAAATCGGCAAAATACTTCTTTAACAAAATAGTGAAATGCAAGGGACCAGCAGCAAACAATCGAGGTTTAAATTGTTTCTCAATATCACGAAGTTCATCTTTCAAGGTATCACCAAAAACAATTGTTTCAATACCAAACTCATTATTAACAAATTCATCTTCCATCTTTTTAATATTATTCAAAACATCATTATTAAAAGTTGAATTCTCATAATCAATTAATTCAGAGTTCTTCTTATTATAAGGTATACCACCAGATGAAGTTGGATCAATTCGTGGAACAACACCATTACCATGTATTATTTCTATTTGAGATAATTCTCGTGAAGAATAATTCGACAAAAAACGATCAGTTGCATATTCAACATATTTCATTGCTGTTTCATCACACATAAAAACTGGTTTTATGTTCTTCTTAACAGCACGATGCAAAATATTTTCACCATTCGAAT